GATAAAAAATACATGTACACGATTCAGCAGTTTGATGATTTCGTAATTGATCCAAACAACAACGGTAACAGCCGGGTAATTGCAAACAATTACAATATGTACAATGATTTTCCACATACTCCAAGTGCGGGAAAATGGCCGTGGACGTTGGTACTATTAAAGCAGGTATTTGGATCACAGTTTAAATCAGGTATGACCTATTTAAAGGTAATGTATTCCTATCCAAAGAAAGCCCTACCTATACTTGTGTTGGTGTCATCTGAACGCGCGACAGGTAAGAGTACGTTTCTTGATTGGTTGAATATGATCTTCGGTGCAAACATGGTTATGATTGAACCGGATGTTATCGGTAGTACTTTTAACGGTGAATTTGCCACTTCAAACATAATTGCTATCGATGAAACAATACTTGATAAGCAGATAGCAGTTGAAAAAATCAAATCACTGGCAACAAAGAAATTCATATCAGTTAACATCAAACAAGTGGCACAGTTCAAACTTCCATTTTTCGGCAAAATCATCATGGCATCGAACAACGAAGATAAATTTATGAAGATTGATGATAAGGAAATCAGATTTTGGATCAGGCGATTAGGGACACCCAAGGTAGTAAACCATAACATACTTAATGATATGATTTCAGAGATCCCAGCATTCGTTGACTATCTCAAAACAATGAACGATCCTGATTTTTCGCTATCACGTATGGTGCTGACGCCGGATCAGATAAAAAACGAGTATCTTGAGGCGGCAAAGAAGGAAAGTAGATCGGGATTGTACAAAGAATTGATCGAATTGTTTACGCATTATTTTCTTAATTCTGAGCAAAAAGAGTGCCTTTGTACACCCGGAGACATCAAGGATAAGTTTTTTTGTAACAATAATAATATTGATCGTAACTACATACGAAGGGTAATAAAGTTGGAGTTTGAGCGGGAACCATCAGAGAAGGTTTTGTATTATAGCCCATTCAATGGGGTTGATTTCCAACGAGGTAGGCCGTTTAAATTTGAAAGCAATGACTTTTTTAACAGTGAAAATTTAATCCAAAAAGCTAATGAAATACCGTTTTAACAAAAAGGTAACAAAATGGGTGATTGTAAACATTGCGGCAGATCCCGTAAGAATACGAAAAGCACTGTTACTTTGTTACTTTATTATAATATTATATATAATATAGTAATAGTTAAGTAGTTAGCAGGTAACAAAATTGGAACAAAACTTTACAATAACTAACTTAATAAAAATTTGTTAATTAATATAAATTTACTTATCTTTGTTGGATATTCACTAACACATTGAAATTATGGGATTTGTATATTTTTTTAAGCACAATGGAATTGATGGAATTAAGATTGGGATGACTAATAACAGTGAATCTGTTGATGATAGATTTAATTCATTCAAAACATACTCACCGACAGGCGCGAAAGTTTGTGGAGTAATAGAAACTGATAGCCCAGCAATGTTAGAAAATGAATTGCATAAAAAATATACAACAGTACGAATGAATGGTGAGTTTTTTAATATTGGAGAATTGGAAATAAATTCTGAAATCAACAAACGCGATAAAGATTTAAGGTTTATAAATAAATTTACAGCGTTATCAAATGTACAAAAAGATTATTTAATAAGCTATGTAAATAGAGCGAACAGCAAGATTAATGATGTAAAAAAGGGAACTAAGAACTATCCGTTTAAGGATGAAATTATGGGTGTTATTGATTTGTATTTATTACAAACAAATTCAGATTATGTTATGGTAACGCCAACTGACATTAAAAAACACTTTTTCTTAAAGAACAATAAAATAACAACTATCATAATTCGTAATATTTTAAAGAACTGCTACACATATGAAATATCCAAGATGATTAGATACACCCCAATGGACATACCTGGGGCGGCGACATACGGAAGGCCATTAAAAATATTTAGAAACATTTAATTATGCTAAAACAAACTTTCACAACCACCAAAGGCAACAAAATAGAAATTATTGCCACTAAATCAACCGGTAAAGGCATAGATCAGGTACAGCACACTATAAAAGTGAATGGAGTAATTCAGGAAACAAAGTATAATTCAACACAGTTAAAACAGATAATGGTATGAAAGAATTAGAAAGAAGGTTAATAAAGATACGTGGAAAAGGATATGAGCAAATAGAAATAGTTCAGGTTTTAAATTGGATTCAAGAGATTAAAAGAGATAACGCAGTTAAAAGGTTTAAACAACGCTAAAAAATATAGATATGTGTGGATTTAAAAAGAAAGTAGCAACACCTGTTTTATCCGATAGCGGATTCAGTTTCACGGTTCGAGAACTTGTAGATATTGCACGATATATTTACGAAGATAGAACTAAAACGGTGCAATCAACCAAGAGGTTTAAGTACCTTACTAAATTTCAAGAAAAAGTCAATGATAGATTGAAAGAAATTACTTTTGATCTTAGGCACCGCAGATAAACAACTAATCCAATGAACTTCGCCACCGAATTAAAGCAACTCAGGTTAACCGATAAATCGAAACGTTATCCGGCCGCGATGAAAACAGGCTATTTCGATGCAGTAATTGAAGTCAAACTACCTAAGTCTGCAGCTCAGATGGAAGCACTACTGATTGAATTTATTAAACTATCTGGATTCCACGCCCAGAAGATAACCACCACAGGAGTTTATAGAGATGATAAGAAATCATTCAAGGATGTTGTTGGCCGGACTCGGGTAATTGGAACTGGAACATGGACACCTGGAACATCAACGAAAGGGGCCGCGGATATTCGGGCAACGATCCACGGATTAGATTTTCAATTTGAAGTTAAGTTCAGCAAATCGGACAAGCAAAAGGATAATCAAAAGGCATTTGAGGAAGATGTCAAGCGCGGAGGTGGTCAATACTTCATCGTTCGAACGCTTGATCAATTCCTAGAGCTGTATTATAAGATCATGGATTCAGACCGGGTTAAGATGATGAGAGAGTTTAACAATGTTTAACAAGCAAAGTATTATTATAATAACTATTTTTACTGAGATAAACGAATATTAAATTAAATAATTATGAAAGATGTAATAACAGCCGCCAAAGTCATAGCAGAAAGGTACATGATCGGGTTGAAGGTTGATGAAATAAAGGAAGTGATGGTCAGTGCTATGATTGAATATGCTGATACTAGAGATAAAAAGAAAGTAAAAACACCCGGCGTTAATTTAGGTAATGCAATGGTTTGTGAACATGGCGAAGAGTTTATAAAAACAAAAGATGGAAAATTGATTAAATTAAATAAACAATAAAATTAAATAAAATGAATTACGAAATCAAATTAGACTTAACAAAGATCGACAAAGCAAAATTATTCAAATCGGATAAGACCGGGGCAATCTACCTTGATGCCTTCGCGCTTGAATCGAAATCAAACGAGTATGGTCAATCTCACATGGTTGTACAATCAACCACAGCAGAGGAACGGAAAGAAGGCGTTAAAGGTGCTATCCTGGGTAATTTGAAAGCGAGTGAACCACAGAAGAAAGAATCGGGCACGATTGATGAGGCAGATGATTTACCTTTTTGATATGAAAATACTAAACCTGTATGCAGGAATCGGCGGGAATCGTAAGTTATGGGGCAATGACCATGAGATTACATCGGATGGTGTGAATTGGCAATCACTTAATGAAGGACCGATTTAATGGCACTAACCGGACTAAAAGATACCCAGGAACGCCGTATCATAATGCGAACGGCCCTAAACAGATACCTAAATCATATTGAGGCTATCAAACACCAATGCCCGGAATGGGAAAAGGATCAGCAAAACTCAATAGTATGCGAGATCATTCAAGTTAAGTCAATGATTAAGAAACTCGATGTAAACTTCAATGAGACATTTGATAAACATATTCAGTTGATAAGATGATAGAAATACAGGTAATCCGCGTATGCAACGGCAACGGAGGAGCGAAAGAGGCAATTAAGGTGAGTGAGATGATTGAAAATAAAAAACTATTGGATAAAAGAAAAGCTGAATTATTGAAAACATATCGTAAAAAATACAACTGGAAAGAATTAAATATTGACTTAACATATCGGATATTATGAAAAAAATTTGGAAATTTGACCTAAAAACAACGGATGTTAATAGAGTTGAAATGCCTTTTGGCGCACAAATATTGGCAGTAAATACACAGTTTGAAGAGCCTAAAATGTGGGCCATTGTAGACACTGACAAGCAAAAGGCATTCAGGAAGATTATAGTAATCGGAACCGGCAACCCGATACATCCACAAGCTACTGGAACGTATATTGGCTCATACCAACTGAGCGGTGGAAATTTAATATTCCATGTTTTTGACGATGGATACGAGTATTAATATTAAAAATAGAATACAATGAAAAACTTTCACAAAGAAAAGTATTACAGAGTAGTAAGGAAGACAAACCGTGACGGAACGACTCAGTATGAAGTCCAATCAGCCACTAGATTAATTGATGTTTTATTTGGCATGTGGACTAATTACAAAAAAGAGAATGATACTTTAGCGTCTGCAATTAACCAGATCGAATCCATTGACGGGGCTAGATTGGTCAGCAAAGAAGTAGTGTATAGAGAAACTAAAAACAAATCATTATGAAACTAATGTGAACAGGATCAGACGTACTATTTTGCACCCGTTACCCAAAGCACTCAAAGAAATCGAAGTACATTTACATGTTTTGCCTTCGAATATTTGCCCGGATTGCTGATTATTTTATCGAAGGGCATTATGTAGTTAGTGAACATCTCAGGGCTGAACTGGAACCGCTTAAATTCAAAAAGCCCATCAAGGTCCAGGCCAATCCACCGATTTACACCAAGCCGGTTAAAAAGATACCTCATAAAGTATTTAATATACTGTACTATCGCGGGCTTGGATCAAATCAAACGTTTCAGGATTGGGTTTATGGACATGATGTTATGATGCTGGTAATGGAAATTTTTGAAGATGATTATATTCATTTAATAGAGGTCAATGGCATTAATGATATGAGTAAAATTTATCCTTTCGTTGACTTCATGGTAAGACCAAACAGGCATGACGGAAACCCTCGCATGGTTATGGAATGCAAAATAAATAATATTCCGTACTATTGGAGTAAATCAGATCCTAATCCAAGCGAAATAATTAGAATGATACAACATGAAATTTCATTACAGAAAGCATAAAATCAGATTTGACCGGGGCCGGATGTGGTATTCGATACTAAACTCTGTCATAACTGCATTACTCGTTACGATCTTCACAGGCGAAATGCCAATGTACATTAAAGTGATGTTTGCTTTTATGGCCATACTGATAATCTACATAATTGGCTACGTTGATGACAAATTGAAACTATTCGAAAGGGAGCAAACTGAGATATTTAAACGAAATCCATATATGGAGAAGTTAACAAATGATATTGAAGAGATTAAACAGAAACTAAACAATTAACGATATGGAACATACTATTTACAATTTAAGACTACATGAGGAATTATATCTGATAAAAGCCGGGTGCGTAGTGATTAGGGTGCCAGGCGGTTGGATTTATCAAAACTGGGATTTTGATAACAAATATTTAATAGATTCTACATTCGTTCCTTACAACAACGAATTTAAAAAAGAACTGTACAAATGAAAGTATCAGTAATCATAACGACCTATCAGCATTCGTTCAGCGATTTAAATAGAGCCGTTGATAGTGTATTGGATCAGATAACAGATCATAAGTTTGAGGTAATTGTTATTAATGATAATATGATGCCGTTCATTAATTTTGATTACCGTATCCAGATAATCAACACCGGCCACATCGGAATGATGCGAGCCTATCAAATGGGATTTAATGCGGCAAAAGGCAAATATATTGCGTTCTGTGATGGAGATGACTACTGGAACACAAATCAGAAGTTGCAAATACAAATCGAATACATGGAAGCAAACCCAGATTGCGGATTTTGTTTTACTAAGGTTATGACCGAAGTTGATAATAACCTAACTACCATGAAGCAATCGGCCCAATTCATTAATAATAATATCTCATTCGATTCGCTGTTAAGGGGTAACGCGCACATACATGCTCAGGGCTATTTTATCAGAAGATCAACATTTGAAAAGTACGTTGATTTCAGGAAGTTTGTAAGGCTTGGATTTCGAGTATGGGATTATCCAATTGTTTTAGAACTTATCCGGCATACTCGTTTCCATTGCTTAGACTTTCATTCAGCTGTATTTGTTAAGAGTGAAGAAAGCGCAACACAAACCCGATCAAGGAAAAAGCGGGCTGTGATCATTTACGGAAACTACCGGATTAAATGGTACTACATCCTGAAATATGGCTGCAAACTTAGTACTATTATGATTTTATTTTATTACCTTGCAAGGCTTGTGAGAATGGATATTAAACTAAAACATTAAAAATATGAAAGCGAATAAATTACTTAAAAAGTACAAAAAGCATAATTGGTGTGGCTTGATTCCATTGGCTTGGAGCGATGAAGAGGTCATCGAAATAATTAAATTCGCACTAAAGGAGCAAAAGAGAAAGTATGACTGTGATGAAGCGGTTGATAGGCCACCTAAAAAATGTAATACACTACCACCTCCACCACCACACACACATCAACGTCAACCCATATCAGTTGAGGGGGTATAACGAGTACACATCGCCAAAGATTACCATTAGTTGTCGCAAACAAACCCAATGCAAAAAATGCGGGCTGTGGCTGTTTCCTAGTGAGGTTTAAATAAAATTAGTAACTTTGTAGTTACATAACGAAATCAAACGATGGCTAAATACACATCAATAACAGCAAGTGAAGCGGGTAAGAAATCCAAGCGCGGGCCGGATAAGGCGAGGCTTGCCGTTAAAAATGCCATTGTTGAAATGTCAGCAGAGCAGATAAAAACCAACCTACCTATTGATCTTGAAAAGATGAATGAAAAGGATCGGTGGTCGGTTATTATCGGGTTGATGGCATATGCATTCGCAAAACAACAACACGTTGTTAATGAAGAAAGTAATCCATTGACAAGGATTGAAATAGTTGATATTAAGTTAAAATAATTTTGTATCTTTGTGTCACACGTTACAATAAAATATTTCATTAGCTAATAGAAATCGGGGGTTTCAGTAACGTGTACCCTCGTTTTCATTTAAACACGTTACATTATGATAGAAACATTCAAAACAGTAGAAGAGTATCCAGATTACATGGTAAGTAATTTAGGAAATGTACGTTCTTTTAAACGTAGAAAGCCGCACATATTATCACTGGTTGATTATCGTGGGTATCAAAGAGTTGAATTATTTAAAAATGATGTAGGTAGGATAATTTCAGTCCATAGACTGGTTGCATGTGCTTTTATTTATAATCCAGAAAACAAAGAAACTGTTAATCATTTAAATGGTATTAAGAATGATAACAGAGTGAAAAACCTTGAATGGGCCACACGTTCAGAAAATGATTTACATGCTTACAGGATAGGTCTAAGGGTAGCACACCCAAACTGTAAAGGTAGGTTTGGTAAATTGCACCATAATAGTAAAAAAGTTGATCAATTTACGATTGATGGCAAGTATTTAAATACATTTAATGCAATGAAAGAGGCTGAAAGGGAAACAGGAGTACATCAACAAAAAATTAGTTGTGTTTGTTTGGGTAAACAAAAACAAGCTAATGGATTTATTTGGAAATTTGCTAATGGGTAGAACTGAACAAATAGGACTTTTACCAACACAGAGGGATTTCTTTTCAAGTGATGCCACACATGCAGCTTATTGCGGTGGTTTCGGTAGTGGAAAATCTTATGTAGGTGTTCTGAAAACTATTGCAATGAAATTAAAATATAGTGAGTACGCAGTAGCGTACTACCTACCAAGTTATAATTTAGTTAGAGATATTGCATTCCCAAAGTTTACAGAGATACTGGATAAGCTCGGAGTTAAGCACACGTTAAACAAATCCGATAAAGAGATACTGATACCCGGTGCCAATAAGATAATCCTACGTACAATGGATAACCCGGAAACTATCATTGGTTATGAAGTTGCTTATTCATGTATTGATGAAGCTGATGTTTTACCGCAAACAAAGATGACGGAAGCGTTTTCAAAGATCATAGCACGTAACAGATCAGTATTACATGATGGAAGCACAAACAAGGTAAGTGTTGTTTCAACTCCTGAATCGTTCGGATGGTTGTATAATTTCTTTGTCAAGAATAAGAGCGCAAACCGTGAACTATTCAAAGCCAAGACCAGCGAAAACCCTTTCCTGCCTGCCGGATACATAGCAACGTTAACCGAAAGCTATACACCTGCTCAACTCAAAGCCTACCTTAACGGCGAATTTGTTAACCTTACCAGCGGTTCCGTTTACTCAGATTACGACCGTAAGCAGCTCCATTCAAACCGGACGATTCAGAAACATGATAAGCTCCATATTGGAATGGACTTCAATATTACAAACATGAACGCGGTCATAAATGTGATTGATGGCAATATCAAGATTGCAGTAGATGAGATAACGAACGCTTATGATACCATGCAGATGATCAGGATAATTAACGACAAATACCCGGATCATGCTATCATAGTTTATCCCGATGCCAGCGGGCGGAATAGGTCAACTTCCGGCAAATCTGATATTAGATTGCTAATGGAGGCGGGTTACACAGTCCGAGCACCAAATAAAAATCCTTTTGTTCGTGATCGTGTCAATTCGTTAAACAAAATGTTTAGAGATAAGACATATTTAGTTAATTCCAATAATTGCCCGGAATACACTGAGGCACTGGAAAAGATCGCATACAATAAGAATGAACCTGATAAACAAAGCGGGTTCGATCATATTACAGATGCAGGCGGCTATTTCGCTTACATTGTGAGTATTACGAGTTTTACAATCTAAAATAAATACATATGGAAAATGGAATCATTGACATTGATGGATATGTAGTAAAATCAAAAGATGGTACACTGAAAAATGTATCTGCTGAATCATTGCAAGGATTCACCGCGAACGGTAAAGACATTCATAATCCTGACGGTACTTTTTTTGCCGAAGTTGTTGGATTTTGTAAAATTGGAGGCAAACAATACTTATTTAAATCACCTGAATAGGCACCCCATTAAAAAATAAACACCCCTCACTATTCAGTTTTGTTGTATCTTTACGCCAATTTCTTAAACAAAAGGCGTGAATATAATAAAACAGTATCTATTAAAACACGACTTTATCAGAATAAAATCTGATCAGAGGGTGTTCACTTCATTCCTATCTGGGAACTATTCAAGCACGTACGGGACAAATGAAGTCAGCGATAAAGAGCTTATTGAGAACTTCGATACAATCCCGGATTTATTCATAATTACCAATTTCCTAGCCAAACGTATTTCCAAGATACCCGTTAAAGTGGTAAGGCCATCCGGTAGAGATGCGCCCAATTCTGAATTGTGGCAACTGATAGAAAAACCCAATTACTACCAGACATGGAAAGAGTTTATCAAGACCGATTACGGATTTTACAACGTATTGGGTAATTCTTATATGTATGGTATTAAGGCAATCGGGTTTGATGGTATGATAACAAGTGTATTCAATTTGCCGGCTGATCGGATGTCTATTAAGTTAGGAAATAATAAAGACCTACCTGCATGGCAAAATGAAATTATAGGTTATCAAATGGACCTGAACGGTGCAAAATACAACATGAGTGCTGACGAAGTATTGCATAATAAATTCTTTACCCTTCGATACGACTCAGGGAACTGGGCATATGGTATTTCTAAATATGTACCGGGTGACAAGATCAACCGCGAACTAAAAGCCATTTATGATGCAAAGGCCAGTATCATTGAGAAGCGCGGCGCAATGGGTATCCTATCCAATGAGTCAGACATCCCTGATGCAGAACAGTCAAGGCAGGTCCAGAATAAATTGGCAGAATATGGACTATCTGGCAATCAGAAAAAGATAATCGTTACAACTCAGAAGTTAACCTGGCAGCAGATGAGTTTGAACATTCAGGAATTGCAACTTATCGAAAATGCAAAATATTCCTTTGATCGCTTATGCCAGATGTCAGAGTTTGACCCGGTGATATTCTCAACCGATGGCAGCACGTTTGCCAATAAAGCCGAGGCCATAAAAGACCTTTACAAGAACGTCATCAAGGGAGATGTTGATACGCTTTATGAAAGTATTAACGGTTGGATAAGTGAAGGTTACGGAGGTGATAAAATAGTTGCGGATTGGGATAAGGTACAGGAATTGGAGTCAGATAAAAAGGTTTATACCGATATGTTGACCAAACAAATCGAGTCAGCTATCATAACACCATTGAAAGCTAATGAGATTTTATACGGTGAAGGTAATTATGATAGCGATAACCCGCCACCGGATGAGTATTTTTCAAAAGGAATTAAAAAAGTGAACGAACCGGATCAGGTTGAAGAGATTGTTGATCCCGGGCTGGTTGCTGAATTAAATACAGAAGATAATGGATAAACAAAGCAAAACACTACAATTAAAAGTAGCAGATATTGACGGAAAGCAACGTATGGTTAAATTTTACTACGGGGCTTTTGATAACGTTGACAATGATGGTGATGTACTCCATAAAGGCGCAACGACAAAAACCACAAAAGAGCAAGGGCCAGAAGGCAAAGCGATGATACGCCACTATATTAACCATGAGTTCAAAAGCAATCCAGCCGCTTTACCAGTTGGATTAATTAAAGAAATGGGTGAGGATGAAACTGGCCCGTGGGTATGGTCTAAAATGGCGAGAACTGCAACGGCAAATGATGTTTACACCATGTATGAAGATGGAATTATAAACCATCATTCAATGGGATTCATACCAACCAAATCAAGAAAAAATGATACAGGGATTGATATTTTAGAGATAAAACTCTATGAGGTATCAACGATAACAACGTGGGCTGCAAACGAAAACACGCCCACAATAGATGTAAAAGAACAAAAAGAAGCCGTCGTAAAAGACACTTTAAATACATTTGAATCACTTTTACTAGAGCCGTCTTTCTACACTCGACAGGAAAAAGCCGATTTACACTCACTTTATCAGTTAATAAACTTTTAAAAAAATTAGTAATAATGGCAGAAGACAGATTAACAGGGGATAATTTGCAGACCCCGGAGCTACTCGCAGCCGCAATAAATGCGAAGTTTGCAGAGTACAACGTATTAATGCAAAAAGCCGTTTCCAAAGACGAATGGGCGCGGATGGTGATGGACCAAAAGGATTTACTTGGTAAGATACTGGTAAGCACTGAGGCCGAAGTTAAAATGAAAGAAGAGTTGGAAAAGCTGCACAAAGCGTCAAAGATTCAAGGCGAAACAATGGCCAAATTGATGCAGACATTTAAGCCAACTGAACAGCACAAAACATTTGGATCAGTACTGGATGATGGGTTGAGTACAAAAGAGTTCAAAGATTTTGCAGATGGTAAAACATCAAAGGCAACATTTAGCTTTGAAACTAAGGACATTGACTTCACAACTGCAACTTATGGAGTTGGAGCCGGAGCGATGCAGCCAGTAATGCCTTTCCAAATTCCACAAGGACCGCAGATGGAGAACTTTGATGTAAGGTTGTTGCTTCCAACTGGAAGTATTAACAGCTCTTCATTGGAATATCCTACCGAACGTGCAGCCGGGTTAACAGATGCCACAGCGGCAGCAGCTGAAAACGGACCATCCCCGGAGTCAACAATGGACTTCCAAATGGGTACAGCATACGCGACAAGAATCACGGCATTTATCGAGATCAGCCGTTCAGCATTGCAAAATGCTTCATGGTTGAACCAATATGTTCGTAATCGCTTGATGCAGATGTTTATCAAAGA